CGAGCTTCATCCTGGGCAACTGGTTTATAAACATCGGTTTCGATCCCATGAGGTACATAATGGCAGGTAAGATCTGCATCTGCCATCATCTTGACCGCAAACTTGGAGAATACGATCCGATCAAATGCTTTTGCGACATTCTTGAGTACTGGTGGGGGTGCGGGATCCATATCGATAGGGAACCATGGGATCCACCTGATACCAAACTGCTGCAAGTTATCAGGCTGTAATGCCCAGCTATCAAATAAGGTCATCAGGATCTGGGCTTTGGCATTAACAGTATGAGCAGCAGCGATATCACAAGACCACTGCTGCAGCCCCTTCGGATAAACTTGTATTCCGTTCCAGTTGAGTACCCCACCCTCGAGCCCCCAAAGGGCAGTAATAACAACCTCGTGCCCCATTTTTATAATGCGAGGTACATTGATCCTTGTCTGGCATCCGTATCCACTAGACACCCAAGGCGCATTGCTCATCCAGTTAATTTTCATATGGTAAGCCTCCTCCCGGAAGGCGACCTCCCAATATCAGGCTGGAAAGGTTGGGAGATGACCCTTGTCGGCGCATGCGCCTATCCAGCCTGTCTAGTTTGCTACTGATTAGGTACCAGTAACATAATTGATGGTTAGATGGCAGATTGCAGGAGTAGTACCTGAGGTATTCTGCACTGCAAGCCATTGCCCGGTTGTAAATCGGGGGGTGCTGATCGTGCAATCAAAGACCACCCCTGCAGCCATCGTAATGGTACCCGCTGCAAAAGTGCCTCCGAAACTGCCGATCGTACCGCTGATCACTGGTGTACCGACATCTGTCATGGTCACTATTTTCAACCCGACAGGAGTGCCCGCGGTATAACCAGCTATCTTTGCTGAAAGGACGGTTACATCCCCACCAGTGTTCGTAAAGTAACACACTGGGACGGTTGCAGCAGCCCCAACAGTTGAGATATTGTATGCTACGTTTTTGATATCCATATTTTCAGACATTTGATCACCTCCCCCTTATGCGGTTCCATCAGGAGCTGCACCTGCAAAGACGCCTTGAACGCCCCAAGCAGGACGCCAGACGCCATGAGCATACACAGCACTTAGGTTCAGCTCGTTACCACGCCGGGAGGCATCCCGCTCGACCTCCAGTTTAGGAGCTCGACGGACATCAAACGCAAGAGCTGCCCGGCTAAACATTCCAGTATAAAAGTCTGTACTGGAAGCCTCGCAGTTGCTTGATGTATAGATGCTGATCCCACCAACTTCCTGGACGAAGAATGCGCGGGAAAACTGATCTTGAATTGCCGGCCCGCCATTGGTAGCAGTACCACCAATCGCGGCTGCAGATCCTAACCGATAGTACTGGTGAGGATGGCAGACAAACACCCAAGGTTTGGGTGCATGCTTTGCTTGCAGGATCGCTGCCATTGCCCAGAAATACTTCCAGGTTAGTGGGGATCCTGAGGTACCGATGGTACCACCTGTTAATGAGTTGAAATCGCCACAAAGAGCGATATCGATGCTCTCCCCCATTGCTTGCCCTAATTCCAATGCTGCATCATTGCGCACGCCGTAGGGATCTGTTTCTACCCTGAGGTCAGTCAGGAAGAATTGAGCACCATACTCGTACGGGGTAAGTGTTGATAAAGCAGTTGGTGAAAAGACCTGACTAGTAAGATCATCATCATCACCAATAGTTGCCATGGTGGCGGTACCATAAGATGAATTCTTCCGCAGTGCTGTACCGCTCATGTCGGTGAAGGTCGTCACCAGGGCAGTCATGAGGTTGTTTTCTCGTGCTACCAGGAGTGACTCTTCCCAGATGGTGTTGACAAATGACTTAATATTGTCAGCAGTGTTTGACCCGTAAGCCATTAAATTACCCTCCTAAGAATTTTATTCCTCAGTCGAGCTGATCACTTTTACCCCACCACCCAATTTTGCGAGAGTAACGGGATCAAAGATATTAACCCCTCGACCATGGATCCTTGCCAGCTTTTGCTCATCGGTTTCGCCTGTTCCCGTTGCACTTGAGCCCGGGTTGGTTGCGCCGACTTTGGTTTGGAGCTGGTTTGGTTTCGGTAATGCCTCAAAGAGTAGTTTTGCATCTGCGGTCAGATCTTCGAGTGTCTCACCCTTCAATCTGCTGGCAAATGTGCTGGGTAACCCCACGGCTTCTGCAGCTTCTCGTTGCAGTTGTGCCCTGGTAAGCTCGTTGAGCTGGGCTTCTTTTTCAGCCAGTTGTTTCTTGAGTTTATCGGTCTCCGATAACTCTGACTCAATTCGCTCTTTTTCCTTTGCATCATACTCTGCTAATTTCTTAGCTTGAATTTTCGATAGCTTCTCAAATTCCCGAAGTTTCTCGATGGTTTGCATTGCACGATCCTTGTCAAATTCATCGGCTTTGACTTCCTGTTCCACCACTGGCTTTGCAGGATCCGTTGTCGTCTCGACTTTTACTTCTGTTTCAGTTTCAGGCATCTCGCCCTCCTCTTATCATAAATTCATTATACATCGGGGGGTAGACTTATGCAACATTAAGAATGGAGCTATTTCTGCAGCTTGTCTTTATCATTCTGGATTAATTTTAGCCATAGTTTAACTGCCTGACGTGCCTCATCCTCATCCTTGGATTCTGCTAATTCGATCACCTTTGCAATATCAGCTTTATCTACCATAGCCCTATTCCTGTCAAATATTTATTTATCGCATCAATTTGCGCCTGCGCTTCTTCTAGTGACATCCCCCCAATTACATGGCAGTTCTTTTTTATATTATTTGCCCATATCAAGGGATCAGAATCAAACTCGCTTAAGGTCATAGTCCATTGCTCCCCCAGTCTGCTCTGAGCACCCTCTGCATGTAAGTATAACGATGGCGGTTTATATTCGGTTTGCAATGTATTCAGGATCTTTTTATTTCTAAACTCGAAAGTATGAATATACTCATGATCCTGAATTGGGGTACCAATAAACTCATTCGCTAAATTCATCTGGTTGTTTCTTGCCCAAGCAGATCCGTTAGACATGCTCTTGGTATAGTCAATTGTTGCCAGATTTACTGAATCTGTCATGTATATAGTTTCACCTCTGAGATTCTTAGCAGCTCTTGTAATATCATCAACAGGTTCCAGCCTGCGGATCTGCAGAGGCATCCTTCTAATTCGATCTTGAGCACGTTGTATCTCTGCTGCAGTGGCAACATGAGTAAGATCCTCAGCTCTCGTATAGCTGGTAATCTCAGGCATATAATTAGCATACCTTGAGAAATCAGCCCCCGGGACAACCTTCTCACCTAGCAGATCCTTAAGCGATGCTTCCACCCTCATAGCCCCATACACAGGATCATCCACCATTTTACTAATATCTTCCAGGTCAAACTTGCCAGCTTTCCAAGCATCCCACTTTTTAGCACCCATCATCTGCTTCTGGATCTCCGGTGTCTGACCCTTAAACCAGCTCTGCCCAGATCCCTTGTCAATCGCAGGTGGGAACCCCTTGACTTTCGGGATCATAGCGCACCTGCCATTATAGTGATCATTAAGCGTTTCGGTATTTGGATGAAAGGATCCATCCATCACGATGCAACTCATGCAAGTCGATGGGCTATGAAAAGCTGACCAGTACCAACCCTCGACCACGCCGGAATTCGCAAGATAAGTCGCCCTCGATGCTTCCCGATAGCTGTATAGCTGAGCTGTCCTGACCATTCGCATTGAGTCAGCCAGTGCCATTCCCCAACCACTGGTGAACATCCTGGCGATCTTCTGCGGATTGAAGCCCTTTATGATCCCATCGGTCAGGTTCTGACTGATTAGATCTGCATTGAAATTAGAAAGCTCATTCATCCTCTGGTAAAGCTGCCCGTTGGGATCCAGGAACCCAAGCAGTGCTCTTGTCAATTGGGGATCCAGCTTATTGAAAGCGATCGCTAATTGCTCACTTCCAACAGTAGCTGCGATTAGACCCCGGGCATGAGCATCCCCCAGTTTGATCCCGACATTAGCTGCTGCGTTTACTTCTTCGATGGTCAGGGCTTGCATCCTGCTCAGCTCGCCAGCCACCTGGGCAACGGTAGTTTTATACCTCGTGAGTCGATGCACCTGGGAGGCTGTGTATGTTCCACTTTCCACGATCTTGGTAAGTTTATTGACTTCCAGGAGCAGGGATTTATAAGATGCAGAATAAGCACGAGCCAACCTGCTCATAGCTCGTACATCATTATTTAGGAGATCTTCCCGGTACTGATTTACAAGATCGATCAGGCTGGGCATCTTATAGAATTATCTCCGCCTACGATATATTATATTATTTCTTCCAATAGCAACAGGGTATTTTACCAATGGCTTATGTTTAATAGGTTTGCCGATCACCCCCCAGGAAACGGTTGTAAAGTTGGTTAATACTGCGATTAATACTCCCTGACTCATTGCAACCCCATACCCCTGAGAATTTACCGCAAATGGGCTAAGTGATATATTAGCCGATCCTGTATTGATCTGAGTACCTGCTGATAATAGATAAAAACTATCTAATGTCTTAATGGCTTGCCCAGTAATGATCGATGTACCCGCACTAGCAATAGAAAAACCAGCTAGGTTTATATTTGCGGATCCAGAAGATACAATACTAGAAACACTGCCAGTTGATGATAAAGTAAAATTATTAGCTGTTTTGATCAGTGACCCATTTACGAGAATAGTACCAGACGCCACCAGGGTAAAATTACTAAGTGCTTTTATTACTGTTCCTGAGCATGGAATAGATCCTGAGGATACGACAGTTGCATTGCTTAATGTTCTAGCAAGACTTCCTGTGATTATTGAGGTTCCAGCAGCTGATAATGATACATTTCCTAGAGTACCGATAAAGACCCCAGTCGGCCCATTTGATACATAACCAGACGCAGAAATGGTAAATCCAGATAATGTCCTGTCGAGCTCCCCTTCATCCTCCTGAGCTCCGCTTGATAATAGTGTGAAGTCTGATAATGTTTTGCTAAGGCTGCCAACCACCTGGATAGATCCAGCCCCAGTTGATGTGCTATTTGCCAGCGTTTTACTCAGAGACCCCTTTATTTCCGCAGCTCCTGAGCTGGTAACTGAAAAGCTGCCCAAAGTCGAGATCAGGGTACCAGTTGCTGTGGCATTGCTCACCAGACCTGCTGAGAGCAAAGTAAATCCACCCAAGGTACTGATCAATGTACCACTGCATAATACAGATCCTGAGCCCCCTAGTGTATTATTACCAAGGGTAATAGTTGACCATCCTGTTACAAGTACACTACCAGAAGATAATATAGAGCAATTTGCTAGAGTTTTGACCAGGGATCCAGCAGATGGAATAGATCCCGAAGATACCAGTGTCACATTCGATAATGTTTTGATCAGGGATCCAGCAGATGGAATAGATCCCGAAGATACCAGTGTCACATTCGATAATGTTTTGATCAGGGATCCTGCATTTCCAGCAGAATATTTTAGGGTAACATCTGATACATATTCTTCTGCCCCATGAACCCCGGCAGATGTGAGAGCAATCCCTCCTAAGGTTATTAATGCTGTTCCCAACACTCCTGCTGATACAACGCTCCCCGATGCCTGTAATGAAGCCCCCCCAAGTGTGGCAGTAAAATAACCGTATTCCTGGATATTAAATTCAGCAACTACCAGCCCATAAGTACCAGATGTTGGGCTGGTAAACGTGATCACTGTACCCCCATCTGGGGTACTATCATGAGCTCCTACACCACCCGCTGAGGGAGTTGTATATCCCGCGCTGAAATCAGCTGCATCCCACCCAGATGGAGCAGTACCTGATGGAGTGCCCCTATTCATCCCATAAGCACCGATCAGCCCATTTATAGTTAATGGAGCTGTACCAAGTGTTAATGTCGGGCTTCCTGCAGTTCCTAGTGAGGTGTTTAGCTGTCTTATCGGTGAGGCGGTATCACCCCCAACAACCTCCCATAGCATAACTGCAGCCCCTGCTCCATTATCACCAGTAACATAAATAGTTGCTGTACCCATAGCGGAAGTATTAAGATTAGCATAAAACAAGTATGCGGAATCAACACCCCCGTTAAAAGTGAATACTGTTCCTTTCGTCCAGGTAAGCCCCCATCCGGTAACCGATCCCGGGGTAGTGACCGTGGTGGATATAAACCCGATCAGCACTAAAGTTGATGTCCCGCTAGGGGTGCAGGTTCCCAACGCGTAAGATGCAGCATTGGTCGTTGTAGCTGTCCCTTTGAGGTAATTAATCGTTATCGCCATTTTATAATGTCGATGTTACCCTGATCTGCACAAATCCCGAACATGTGAAAGTACCAGAATATGAAGCGAAAGCTGCAGTTCCGCACTCGGCTGATGTTGACCCCTGCCTATATTCTAGTGTTGTTGTACTACCAGAAGCATAATTATTTTGCAGTATCTGAATTGTTGATCCCGCCCCCATATTTACAGCCTCTGAGATCATGTATTCGCCAGCATTAAGCGTAACTCTCTCCCCATCCCCACTGTTTTCGATCACTCCTGTTCCTGTCCAATTACCTGCGAAAGTTCTGACATTGGTTTCCACTACTCCCGTAACATGTCCCCATGTTGTAGCCCCCGTAATACCGCCACCTGTCGTATATTCCACCACCAGTTTAGGGCGATAACCAGTTGTGGCGCGGTCGGAGGAGAAAAACCAATTATTTCCCGAAGGACTACCCTTAATTAGCAAATCAATATTTCCACCGAATAAACCCTCAACCGTAGTGTTTGTTAAATCAC